TTACTTAGCTCTCTTACAACAGTATATTGAAACAGAAAATCTGAAGAGACAACAAGCAGAAGGTGTACGGAAGTATGGAACCTGAAGATCAAAAACCGAAAATAACTCTCGCTAATTTCTTTGAGTCAATCAAGGATACTAACGTGGTGGCTCAACGAGCTCTAAAGTTGTCTTCAGGTTTAAGTAAAACAGTTGAAAAAACGGCAGGAACAGTTGAAGTCAGTAAAAAAGATATTCAAGAATTACAAAAAACAGTATCAACAATATCTAAAGATGTAACCAATATTCAAGATTACATTGAGGAACAACAAGAAAGAAGATCAAGAGAATTAGATAAGAGAGAGGATGAGATTTTTGAAAAGGAAGATAAACTACAAAAAGAATCTAAAGGTGATCAAGGCCCTCTTGGTAGAGCAAAAGATTTTCTTGACAACCGTGTAGATGGAGGGTCTGCCGCTATCGCTTCAGCGGGACTTGGGCCATCACTTTTAGGACTTAATGCTTTGGCTTTAAGTGATAGAAACTTTTCTGAAATGGTAAGTGGAATCACAGATAAACTGACTGGCAATTTATTTGATTTAGATAGAAGAAATCCTAATGAAAAAAATCCTTTATTAGGTGGTCTTGATTTATTATCATTTGATATACTTGATTTGGATAAAAAAGGGAGAGTGATTCCTGGCGTAAAACAATTCATGAATTTCTATGAAGGAACTGATATGGGTAAAAAGGAGGCAGAAATTTTAGGAGGTGTTGAAAACTTTTTTGATAAAGCAATGACTTCATATAATGAACAAAATATTGGTAAAGCTGGACTGTTTGGGCCACTTGGAATTCTTACAAAGATGTATGGTGATCTTTTTAGAAAAAAAGATAAATCAGAAAAGATGAATAAAGGTGGTTCAGTCCCAGGCTCAGGTAATACTGATAGCGTTTTTGCTATGTTAACGCCAGGCGAGTATGTGATAAAAAAAGAATCTGCTGACAAATTAGGAGAGAATCTTCTTACGTCCTTAAATGAAAGTGGAGATAAAAAAGAAAATCCAGTTGTCAAGTCATTAAAAAACTTCTTTAATGAAGGAAAAGAGTCAAAAACAAGTTTAAAAAATTTAACGAACGAGGATTATTATTATCTTGGTCTTGCAGTTTCTGGTGAAGCTAGATTGAATAGTGATGATGTGTATGGTGTCGTTGCTTCAATATTAAACAGAGTTGCCTCAAATCAATACAAAAATACTGTTAAAGATGTGGTTCTTAGTAGGGATACGGCAGATGGAAAGATGGAATATGAAGCGTTAAATATCATGGATATTAATCATCCTAAAATATCTAAGGAAGTTAAAAACTTCTTACAGGGTGATAAAAGAAATATCATAAAAGATTTAAAGTCAGAGAAGGGTCAAAAAGGAATTATTGAAGCACTTCAAATTTTAGATGGTAGAACAAATTATAAAGGACAAGATCAAATTAAAAATAGAGTAGAAGCAGAGGATCCAATGTTTGATAAAAAAGGTAATTTCTTTCATTATAATTTTCAGGAGACTCCAAGCAGACTAGCTGCTGCTACTGAAGAAGAAAAAAATTATCGTCCACCAACAACTGAAAAATTTGTTGAAACGGAAGATCCTAAACCAGAGGGACTTAAAAGAGTTCTTGCTGGTGCTGCTGATGCTGTTACAGGGAATAAATTTGATTTTGATCAAAGAGGAGTGAACCCTGATATGTCAGATTCAAATAAAGATTTAAGTGTAAATATCGCACAAAATCCTAGTGAAGGTGGTGGTGATATTGAAGTTATGGAGGCGATTACTCAACAATCTGGTGAATCTAGTGGTGATGGTCTTGGTAACTCAATGCCACCACCTTTTGATATTGCCAGCACTGGAAAACCAATGATTATGAATCCTGAGAGCACATCTGATTTTATTGATCTCATTTCAAGTAAATCTAACAACGCCTTTGTATAAATGACAGTCAACTCAGAATCTTTTTTTAGAAAAATATCATCTAAAGATGAAACTTTAGATGAGAGAGAACGTAAAATTAAATTGAGAGAGGATAGATTGTTTAATTTACAACAATCTATGATGAGTGTTGATCAGATTAATCCAGAACAATTTTTTGAACAGGGAAAACAACAAGGTATTGAAGAGGGTATGCAACTTGGATTACAGCAAGCAGCTGAGAGTGCAGAAAAATTTAATCAAGGTGGATTAGTTACAGATGATGGTGCATATTTTGAAGCCTCTATCGGAAGAAAAGATGCTCGTGATTTAAAATCAAACGTGGTAGTAGAGTCTTTCTTTGATACTGGTAAAGGTCGTTCATCAGATTTTTACGAGGAAAGAACCTCTGACGGCACCACTCTTTTCAGAGATAAATCAGAATTGATTGGTTCTAGTCTGACGGAATCTAGTTATAGTCATACTCCCACCATCACAGAAACAGATGAAGATGGTGGTGTGAGTAATTTTACTGAGACAGAGACACTATCATCAAGAACTTCTTCCATTGCAAAAGATGACTTGATAAAACATCAAGATCAACTTCTTGGTGAAATACATAAAATCAAAGGGTTTGAGGATGTCACTATTAATGATGTTCTGTCTGGATCAACAGGATTACCAAAAGATACGTTGTTCAATATTTTATCAAATAGTGATGCATCATTTGCTACAGCTGCAAGAACTGAGGAACAAAATAGAATGCCAACAGATTATTTGGTTTCATCAGAAAGTAATTTTACGTCAGAAGCTGAAACGAGATATAATTCAGAAGGTCTTGTCAAAGCAGATGCCAAGGAAGCTAAATCATTTAGTGATCTTGCTAATAGCATAAATCAAAGTGTAAATACTACAAGGGTGAAAACTGTAATTCAACCTATTAATACAATCACCACTAAAACAGTTTCAGTTCCATCTCCAACACCTATTCCAGTTATTCAAACTCAAGCTGGTAATGTGGTATCAAGAAATAAAAAATCAATTGCTAATAAACTATAATGGAAAGTAATTATTTCGTTAAAGAAGTTAAACTCGTTGCTAACGAATCATCTTCAAAAGCTTTAAAGGAGTTTGGAAAAGATGGATTTGATATTTCTGGTGGTAATCCTAGAATATCTTACTTTGAAAGTATTTTTTCCCCATCCATATCAATTACATTGAGTGATATTCTTGATGTTGATCAATTTGTGAGTAAATATGGATTAACTGGTGGAGAATATTTAAAAATAAAAGTTCAAATTTCAAAGCAAGCTGCAGATGAAGGTCAAAAAGATTTTGAAATAAATGTAGAGGATCATAAACTAGTTTTAAATAAAGTATCAGACATAACCACAACTTCTTTAAAACAACTTGCATCTCTTGAATTTGTTTCCGTTGAATCTATCGTTAACGAAACTGCAAGATTAAGTAAAAAATTTGATGGTAATTTTTCTGATATTGTGGAAGATATTCTAACGAAAGATAAAAGGGGAATTCAAACAACCAAAAAATTCAACACTGAAAGAAGATCATCTAATCCATTTAGAGATAGAAGTTTAAATAAGTATACTTTTGTTGGTAATTTAAAAAGACCATTTGATACGATTAATTGGTTGTCTCCAAAAGCCGCGTCAGATAAAGAGGATTGTGGATTTTTATTTTTTGAAAATCATGATGGATATCATTTTAGATCAATTAAAAAATTATTAGAACAAAAACCGAAGAAAAAATATAGAAGACTTGATAAAAATTTATATGAAACAGATTCTTTAAATATTTTAGATGCTAGAGTAAGTAGAACAAATGATATTGGTATGAATTTAAGAATTGGAACTTATGCAAATAGAACGATATATGTTGATCTTGAAAATCAACAAAGAACTGTGGTAGATTATAAAATATCTGATAACACTGGAATTAAAAATCCACCAAAGTTACCTGAGAAATTAGACGAACATCCATCAAGGTTAATGTTGAGATTGGTTGATCCTGGCGCCATGCAGAAAGGATCTAAAAAAAGTGATAAACAAAAAGATTCTGAACTTGCCAAATATCAAAATAAGTCCTATGCTAGGAATAACTTACTGAACTCATACAGTATGAATGTCACGGTGCCTTTCAATACAGATTTAAGAGCTGGAGATATAATAGAAATTAAACTTCCCTATAAATCTGATGATAAGACTACAAAAAGTGGAAAAACTGATTTTACTGATGTGAGTGGTAATTATTTAATATCTAAATTAAGACACGAAATAAATTCAGATAGAAATTCATCAACTCATCTTGAAATAATTCGTGATACTTTCTCAGCTAAATAGTAAAAAAATCAACTAATCAAATGAAATCAATTGAAGATCACATGGAACACGATAAGAAGATTATTGATGATCCATTAACAAATCCAGCAGCAAGAAGACATGCTAAAGATGAATTGCATGAACTTGAAGAATATGTAGAACATCATAAGGAAGAGATTGAAGCAGGCGATCATCATGATCCAAATGCACTTGAACTATTTTGTGATAATCATCCAGACGAACCTGAGTGTCTAATCTACGACGATTAATTTAATGGCTTTTGAGGATACGACGAATTTTTTAGGTAGGGATTCATTCCGATGGTGGATTGGTCAAGTGACTGATCCTGTTAAAGGAAAGTGGAAAGAATCTATGGAGAAACAGAGAGCAAAGGATAAAAAAGACACCTATGCTCTTAGATGTAGAGTTCGTATCGTAGGTTATCATGATTGTGCGGATGATTTGCCTGATGAAGATCTTCCGATGGCTCATGTATTATTACCACCAAACACAACAACTGTGGGTGGTGCTGGTCAAACCTTACAATATCAAGGTGGAGAGGTTGTAGTTGGATTCTTTGCAGATGGTGATGATGCTCAACAACCTGTTGTATTTGGAACTTTATTTAAACAACCGTACATTGCTGATAAGTTAAAAAACCGAGAGTTTAACTTTAAAAAACAAACTTGTTTTGTTCCATATACTCCACCCGATGCCGTTCAAAACTCAGGTAAACATCGTTATAGTGATGATTGGAAACCGAAATCAGACCCAACAAGATCATTCAGTGATGGTGAATCCGTAAAAACTCAAGCACAAAAACAAAAGGAAGCAGCTACAAACATTACGATAGATCCTATTATTCCATGTGAGGATAATGAGATTGCAAAGATAAGTAATGCGATGAAAGATTTTACTCGCAAGTTGCAAACTCTACAAGAACTTAATGAAGCGAACACTTATATTGATCCTGTCTTTGGTGGAATTGTTGATATTCAAAATGAAGTAAAAACAACGGCGAATAAAATTCATAACTCAATGACGAAGTTAGTTCGTCGTGGTCGTTCATGGTTGATTCAAGAAACACTTGATAAGTTATCAACAACTTTAAAAGATAATGTACCTAAACCATTTCAAGCTCCAGCTGGACAGGCTGTAAAATCTCTATCAGACGTTATTTTCTGTAATCTTGAGAAAATTCAAGATGAATTATTAGATTATCTATCAAAAAGTTTAGAAAATATGATAGGTCAGATAGTTGATATACCTGTTTGTGGAGTTGAAAATTTCTTAGGTGACATGTTCGGACAAATTAATAATGTCTTAGATACTTCATTAGGTAGTCTATTTCAACAGTTAAATAATATTCAAGGTGGTGGAATTGCATTACCAAGTGAAACCTTTTCAAAGGCAATTAAATTTGCAAACATTATCACAAACGTTCTTGATTGTGATAATTTAAATTGTGCTGAACCAACTACTTTTTCATCTAAGAATGGTGTATCAAAAAATATCGCAGATAGTTTTGAAAATATTATAGATGTTTCTGCACTTACATCTTTAGTTAATCCTTTGATTGACGCTATGGATGGTGCAATAGAGGCTTCTCCAACCAGACCAGATTGTAATACTAATGTTCTAAAATGTGGCCCACCAAGAGTAGACTTTATTGGTAGTTCTGGTCAAGGTGCATCAGGAACCGCAGTTGTAAATGCACTTGGCAATATAATAGGAGTTGCAATTAACGGCACTGGATTTGGATATAAGACACCACCTTTACTATCTTTCTTTGATAGTTGTGATAAAGGAGCAGCTGCTGGTGGTTATCCTCAAATGGGAAGAGTTTCCCCTTTAACTTATAATCAATCAGATTCCGACAACGGTTTAATTCCTGATGGTTTTAATATTGGAGATATTCAAAGAGACTCTAATGGTAATCCGATCTATGTTTCAGATCCAAATGGTTCTGAACTTGGTGTGGTTGGTGCTGTCATAACGAGTTCTGGTGAGGGATATTTACCAAACACCACCGAAACTGATATTGATGGAAATGTTAAGGAGTTAGTCCCTGATCCTAATGCAAGTTATGATGGTGCATCATCGTTTGTTACTTCCTTAGTTGATGTTGTTGTTGCAAACGCTGGATCCTCTTATGAAGATGGAGATACTGTCACTGTAAGTGGAGGAACTATTGATGAGGATCTTACAGATGTTGATCTTGATGATGATTCCGATGCAGTCACAACAACAGGTGGCATCAGGCCTGGTGAAGCGGAGGTTCAACTTAAAATTGAAAATGGTAATATAGTTGGAGCATCTGTTGTAAATGGTGGTTTTGGTTTTACAGATCTTCCAGAACTAACAATAAATAGTGACACTGGTTTTGGTGCAAGACTAAGACCTGTTCTTGGATTCACTAAAGTTGAGGATGCAGCTCAACTCACCGACACAAATATTCCTTTTGATAGGAATTTACCTCAAAACATTGTAGTTACAGTAATAGATTGTATTCATAAGTAAAATGACAGCACCAAAGGATAGACAAAATTTAGAAAGAGATGTTCGTTTGAGATACGTTACTCAAAGCGGACAAGGTAGCATACATGGTGAAACTTTATATGAAATTCAAACACAGGAATCTCAATCTTTCGCATTTCACTCTGGAACTGGTCAAGGATCTGAAGGAGAAGGGCCTGGAACTGGTAAAGCAGTTTTATATACTCAAGGATGTTCAATGGAGATTCTTGGTGAGGGTTTAAAGACGAGAGAGGTTGGAGATATGTCTCAACTACCAGCTAAAATCATAAAATGCAAAAGAGGTGACGTTGTTATTGATGCTGAAGATGGGAATATAATTTTGAAAGGACGTAACGTTCTTATTGATGCAAATGGTGGAGGACAAGATGGACAATTTCATGTAAAAGCAACTAGAATTGTAAACATGGATTCACCTGATATTCGTCTTCAAGGTGAAAAGATTGCCATTAGATCAACTAAAGATATGAATATCGTGAGTAATGGTTTCATGGAACTTAAATATGGTTTTGCTTTAGCTGCTGCTAACGCTGATATAAATTATGGAGTGATGTCAAAAGTTCTCAAGAACGCAACAACAATTAGTCCACCAGATATAAACAAATGAATATTGCTAAAACTCAAACAGACAAAATTGTTGTTGGAACAAATGATGTCTCTTATACTGCACCTGATGTTTCACCAACTGGAACTGCTGTTTTAAATGGCCCTGTTTTTATTGGAGATACTGCTGCATCACCAAATTATGATGCAAACTTAAATGTTGCTTCAAATGCTGCAGTCCAAAATCCACTTGATGTAAATCCAGCATATCAATCCAATCTTGCGATTAAAACTGATGGTGACGTAAAAATAGATGGTGATGGAAAAACTTCTTTTTCTTTAGAAGTAACAGGTGGTCAGGTTCATTTTACTAATGATTTAATATGTGATGCCATTAGTCCTAAAAGTTTAGCAGCTAGATTTGGAGTTGCAGATAGTAAACCAAAACCATTTGATATAAAACATCCAACAAAGGGTGATGGTCATCGTCTTCGTTATGCATGTATTGAAGGCCCTGAAGTCGGAGTTTATTATCGTGGAAGATTAAAAGGTAAGAACATCATTGAATTACCATACTATTGGAAAGATCTTGTTCATGAAGATAGTATCACAGTTCAATTACAACCAATTGGTAAGAATCAAAATCTTGTGATTGAAAGTTTTAACAGTGAATATGTGGTGATTGAAATTGGTGCAAATCAAGACTTTCTAACTAATGAAATTTTAATTGATTGTTTTTATCATGTATATGCTGAGAGAAAAGATGTTAATCCACTCATAACTGAGTATCAGGGTGACAATTGTTTTGATTATCCTGATCCAAATTATAAGCCTGATGCAGTGAATCCACGATATGATGATCCTAAATTCTCAGGCCCACCTAACACAATCACAAGTTGATAAATAAAACAGAAGAAAATTTGTACATAGCCCAATA